GACTCAATTAGTTTCAGAATTTTACGAACAATTTCGAAGGGCCTTAATTTATTATAATGCAAAATGTAATTATGAAAATAATAAAAAAGGATTGTATGCTCACTTTTATAATAAAGCATCGGTACACTTACTAGTAGAAACTCCAGAGATTTTATTGCAAAAAGATATGCAAAAATCTAGAGGAATTGGGAACAAATCATTAGGAACTAATGCAAATTCAGATATCATATCATTTGGATTAGAATTAATTTTACAATGGTTATTAGATAAAGCATATACTCAACCGAGCGAAGGATCTCAATTAACCAATATACAAACTATAAAGTCTCCAGCGTTATTAAAAGAATTCATATCATTCAAGCCAGACGGAAATTTTGATAGAATCTCTGCTTTAATAATGTTATTCATACTCAGAGAAGATAAGAGAAGGTTTGTGAATTCTGTAAAAAAGAAAATCAAGTCTGCATTAGATGATGATTTCTTCAAAGATACTTGGGATGATCAGGTCCATAATAATCTGTTATATTAAATTAATTTGAATTAAATATTTTAAATATCTAATTTTGTTTTTTAAATCAAATACATACATGGACGCATTACAAGATCCTATATTTCCAAAACAAGCCCTTGGAGACAGGCAGAAAAACCTAGAGTGGTACAAGCAGTGTATTGAAGCTGGAGTATCTATATCTAATTATAAAAAAGATAGCGGAATTAGAGCTGGTCGAGAGGAAAAGATTTCTAATGTCAATTTATTTGCAGATATAGTCGATAAAGCAGAAGTTGAGTCTGCTATAAATCCATATAATTTATCTGGGAAGTTTCCTGACACTTATAAAAATTATCCAGTTTCAAATAGTAACCTGAATTTATTATTTGGAGAGGAGAGGAAGAGGTTGTTTAATCCAATTTCATATGTAGTTAATAGCGACATTATCAATACTGAACAAGACGTTGTTACTCAAAAATTTAAGGCTTTACTTCAAAAAGAAGTGATGAGTCCAGAATTTGATAAGGACATGACTCAGAAGGCTATTTTAAATCTTGATAAATGGAAAAAGTTTACATATCAGGATGAATGGGCCAGGATGTCTAATCAAATTATTCAATTCTTCCTACACACTACAGACATAAAAGAGCAGTGGAGTAAGAATTTTGAAGACTTACTTATTCAAGGCGAGGAGATTGCTTCAATTGATATTGTTGGCGGAAACTTAGTATTTGAGAGATTAAGCCCATTAGATGTATTTACTTTTAGATCAGGAGATTCATATAAAATAGAAGATTCTGATTGGATATCCATATCTAAATATATGACCATTGGTGAGATTATTGATGGATTTGGTAGTTTTTTGAATAAAGTAGATCATGATTATTTAGAAGAAGTGTATACTTCGAGAACTTCAGGAAGTTCATTATTCCCAGATGGCCAATTAAGAAGTGAAAATTGGGATATAAATAAATCTTTAGAATTTCAGACAATAGAAGGAAGGTCTGTATCTGGAGATAGCGTAGGATTAAGAAAGAGTAGAGATTTTGATGATCAAGGAAATATTAGAGTAGTTAGGACTTTATGGAAGGGTCAAAGAAAAATTGGTATTTTAGAATACAAAGATAATGAAGGTCGCCTTCAAAAGAAGCATGTTCCAGAGCAATATAAGCCAAAAACAGAATTAGGAGAGAAGGTTAAATGGGAGTATATCTCAGAATGGTATGAAGGAACTAAGATAGGTAGAGATATCTATGTTAAGTATGGTCCAAGACCAATTCAGTTTAGAGATCCTGACAACCCAAGCATCTGCCATCCCGGTATTGTTGGGAATATATTAAATACCAATTCCGGCCGAGCAAAATCGCTCTTAAGCTACATGAAGCCCTACCAATTGTTATACAACTTCTTCATGTATAGACTTCAACAAGACTTTATTAAGTATCAAGGGCACATAGCTAAGATGAATCTTACTATGAAGCCGGATAAGTGGACTACCGACAAATGGATGTACTATATGCAGCAATTTGGTATCATGTATGAAGATCCATTCAATGAAGGTCAAGAAGGTGCTGCTACTGGTAAACTAGCAGGTGGCATTGGTCATAATACTGGAGGTAGCGTTCAAATAGGGGACTTTAATCTTATTCAAACGAATATGATGATGTTAGACTTCCTTGAGCAAAGAATTGCTGATATTTCCGGGGTTACACCTCAACGAAAAGGAGCTATTCAAAATAGAGAGACTGTAGGGGGCGTAGAGAGGTCCGTGCAGCAATCTTCTAATAATACAGAGAAATACTTCAGTATTCATGATAACTTCCGCGTAAGGTGCCTTAAAACAATTGTAGAGACTGCTAAGATAGCCTGGAAAGACAAGAAGGAAAAGCGAATGTTCATATTAGATGATGGGACTAAATCAGTTCTAGACTTTAATGGTGATACATTTAAACTTGGAGTTTATGGGGTAGCAGTATCATCATCTTCTGATGCTACTAATATGATGAATGAATTAAAGGGACTTTCTCAGCACTTTATGCAGAATGGTGGTAGCATGTCAGCAATGGTTGATTTATTGCAAACAAAAGATCCTACTTCTCTTAAGCGTAAGATGGAGCAGTATGAAGATAAGATTCAATTACAACAAGAGGAATCAGAAAAGCGCCAAATTCAAGTTCAAGAACAGCAAATGCAACAAGCTTTACAAATTGAGCAAGCTAGAATGGATCATGAGGTATTATTGAAGGAAATGGAGATTAATGGTAAATTAAAAGAAACTCTATTAAATCAAGAGGGGGAAGATAATACTATTGAATTAGAGAAACTTAGAGTTCAAGAAGAGAAGATTAAGCAGGAATTACAATTAAAATCTAGACAGCTTACTGAAACAGAGAAGCATAATAGAAATACAGAGTCAATAGCTAGGCAAAAACCTAAAACAACAAGTAAATAGTTATAAAGCGAATCAATTTATCATTTGATATTTTGCCTAATCATTTGATATAATATAATTTTGTTAAACCTAAAAACAGATAAATAATGCCAGAAAAGCAAGAACAAGAACAGAGTCTTGTCTTCGATCCTACTTTAATTAACAGTGATAGTAGCGGTAAAACAGAAGAGCAAGAGCAAAATCAAGAAAAATTAAATTTATTTAAAGACCCAATTTTTGAAGAAGACAAAAGTGAATCTGAAAAACTAGACAAGGAAAAGGAATTAGAAGATAAAGGTGCCCCCAATCCTGATAATATTAAAGATGAAGATAAAAAATCATCTGAAGAAGAGTCTGTTTTTTCTGTTGTTTTAGGTCAAGAATTGATGGATGGGGGCATCCTTTCTTCATTTGATAAAGAAGCTATTGCTAAGATTGAAAAAGAAGACGGTAGAGGAGCTGCAATGAAAGCTCTATTAGAGACTCAAGCTAAAGCCACTACTAAAGAAATTAAAGCATCTTATGATTCAGAGTATCAAGAGTATTTGGATATGCGCAAAGGAGGAGTTTCTCAAGAAGATTCTACTCATATTCAAAAACTAGAAGGATTTGCAAATTCAGTAAAAGATATTGACTTGAAAGGTGAGGATGAAAACTCGGTTCAAGCCAGGAAGGATATTTTAGTTTTAGACTTAAGGCTAACAACTTCTTTTTCAGAAGAAAGAATTCAACGAGATGTTAATAAAGCTTATGATGAAGGTACTGACTTAGAAGATATTGACGAAGCTAAAGGAAGAGTCGATAGCTATATAGTTAAAGAAAAGCAACGAATAATTGATGATGCTCAAACTGCTACTAAAAGTAGAAATGACGCTCAGAAGAAACAGGTTGATGACTTAAATTCATATGTTGACAAAACTGAAGAATATTTTAAAGGAGAAAAAGTAACTCCTCAAGTAAAAGAAAGTATGAAAAAATTACTTTCAAATCCAGTAAAACTTACTAACGGAAACGTTACTAGCGAACTTTGGGCCGAAAGAGATAAAGACCCCGTTAGTTTTGATTCTAAAATAGCATATTTAAAAGCAATAGGATATTTTGATGGGAAACCATTAGATAAGTTTATTAAAAATGCAACAACTAAGGCTACTTCTAATTTAGACTCAATGCTGAGTGATAATGCCGGAAGAACCTTTATGAAATCATCTGGAAAATCATTTAGTTCAAATAGTGGAGATAAAAAAGACTTTTTGGACTTTTAAAAGACTAAATTATATAGAATATGAGTAATATTAAACATTCCAAATTACAAATTGTAGATCCCAAATATTGGGGTTCGTTTACTAGAGAAGAGCATTTAGCATGGCTAGGTAAGAAATCTTATCAATATATTGATGAAAAAATTGAAAAGGTTTACGAGCTTAATTATGGAGATGACAACATTGTATCTTTTATCAATAAAATTCCAGTCGTGGAAGTTGATGAAGACGTCCCTTACCGATGGAAATTAATGGGTGCCGATGAGCGCAATATTCCATTAGTAAAAGCCTCACTAACATCAAATGGCTCTCAGGTAACTGAAGCTGATTTAACTGGAGATCAAGGACAACCATTTTATTTATGGTTCCCAGAACGTTACTTTGAAGTAACAACTCACATGGTTGGAAACAACCCTGAATCGTATCAATTACGAGTATTAGAGGAGCCAGTACAAGATGGCACTAATTGGAGATATAAAGTTAAATTATTTGGTGATGATTTAGATTTATTTATGCCAGCAAGTGAATTAGAGGCAGAAACTCGATTCAAAGAACTTTATGGACAAACTGAGCAGACTTTATCTCAACGAGGTAATTCTATTCACCATGCAAGTAATTTTGAAATGGAGAATACTCTATCTATGATTCGTAAGAACTACGAAGTTCCTGGTAATTTAATCAATGCAAAATCCAATGGAGTTCTTGCAATGCAAAGTTCTGATGGAAAAGACGTTCAGACTAAGTGGATTAATAAACAAGAATGGGATTTCTTTACACAATTTCGTAGAGATAAGGCTCGTTTATTTATGTACGGAAAATCTAATAAGTTAGCTGACGGTTCTTATGCTGATAAAGGAGAAAGTGGAAACACTATGCGTTCTGGATTTGGTTTATATGAACAAATGGAAGCTGGTAATATTATGTATTACAATACTTTCAATCTTGATTCATTATCAAGTTTTGCAATGCAACTTTCTGTAGGAAGAGTAGCTGAAGATAAGCGTGAGTTTATGTTATCTACCGGAGAATGGGGAGCGTTAGAGTTCCATAAAGCAGCTCAAGAAAAAGCAGGTGCTTATACTGGATGGAGTCGTTCTGACCACAACTGGAAACAAGGTGGTGCTGAGTTAGACGAAGTGCAGATTAAGACATATACTTTCGTAAACGGAATTAAGTTTCATGTAATGATTGATCCAATGAAGGATAATCCAATCATTAATACTATTCCATTTAAAGAAGGATTAGCGTCTAGTTATACTTACGATATATGGGATTTCGGAACAACTAATGGAGAAGCAAATATTCAGAGAGTATCATTAAAAGGTAGTCCTGAAGTCTATAAGGTAGTTCCTGGACTACGCGATCCATATAGCCCGGCTGGACTAGGAGACACTCCTGGAATTACATCATCTATGGTAGATGGATATACTCTAGGTAAAGCTTTCTGGGGTGGAATTCGAGTTAGAAATGTTAAGAAAACAGGTAGGTTAATCCCTAACGTTTTGCGAAAATAAATAATACCAATTGGAGGGTAGGTTGACTACTTGCCCTCCTTTTTTTAATAAAAACAGAAAAACAATTTTATGACCAAAAAAGAAGCAATAGCTAAAGGATATTTAGAAGAAAAAACTATAGCATTAAAACCGTCTCCAAGAGGAGCAACTATGGGAATTACAAATCCAGCACACATAGCGTATTTTCAAATAGAGCAAGGAACAACCTTCTTTTCTCTTCCAAGAAATGAGCGAGGGGATATCGTAAATCCATTTAAAGATGAAGATGAGCGATTGTATTTTGAAAAAGAACTAGGACTTGAGTTAAACTCATCTAAACCTGGTAACTATTTTGAAACATTCATGGTTAAAATAATTAAAGATTCTGCCTTGATGAAAAGCGGTGAATCTTTTAAATTAGATGATCCATTGGATAATTTAAGGTGGAGAATATTAAAAAATTGCCCACAAGTAGCTCCTGATTGGGGCAGTAGGAAGAAGAGAGCTGAATACCGCTGGGCATTAATTGACGAAAGTCAAATGTCTGAAGAAGCAGAGGTCGAATATGATAGCCAGAAAGAATTCTGGATGATGATGGGCCGGCATGATGATACTCCAAAAATGAGAAGTCTGTTGAAGATTTATTTTAATGAGACTAATTCTGATAAAAAAATTACATCAGATATGTCTAAAAAAATATTATCGGCAGAAATAAATACTATTTTTGAAAATATAACCAGTCGGAAAATGCTACTTAAAATAACTAGCGATGTATTATTTCCAATAAAAGAAATGGTAATTCGAGGATTAGAATGCAAAGCAATTGTTAGAGAAGGAAAGGACGATTATTTATTTGCTGGAGAAGAGAAGACTCACACTTTCAAAGAGATAACCGAAGCCTTATATGAATCTAAAGACAATGATACTGAAGTCTATTTTAAGATAAAAGATCAAATAGAAAAAGCTAAAGAATAATTATGACAATAGCTGAGTTAATATTGGAATTCAGGACTACCTATGATTTAGGTAGCCTTGGGCTCCCTGGTTTTGAAGATGATGAGATTAGAGAGTTTCTCGAAAGAGCTCAGTATTCAATAATTGATAAAAAAATTATTGAAGATGTGCATTCTTTAAATGATTTAATGTCTAATTCGAATCAAGTAACTTCAACTACGACTAGAGGATACAGGTTGGTCAATTTACCTACTAACTATTTACATCTGATAGAAGTTATCGTTCAACACTCTGAAGGCGATGAATCAGCTATACTAATACCTTATTCTAAGGTTTCAAGATTCCAATCGAGTAAAAGAAATGAAAATGCTTATATTAAAAATCCTGTATATGTATTTGATGATAACTCGTCCGATCCGGCAATAAGATTATATATAGATTCATCATATTCAGGCAATCCTAATGTGAACATTTTATATGTAAAAACACCTGCTGATTTGAAAGTAGCGTCAACATTTGACGATTTTGGCTTAGATTTATATCATGACATAGTTAAGATAGCTGTAGATGATGCCACATTAACGGTATCGCCAAATAAAAGCCAATTAACTTCACAACATTTAAATAAATAATAATGACCAGTAGGCAAATGCAAATAGCTTTCGAAGAGTATATTCGAAACACAAATCCAGATTTAGAATTTGATACTAATATAAATACGGATGTTATTTTTCAATTTTTAACTAGGGCCCAAGAAGAATATGTTACTGAAAATTTTCTTATAGGAGATACTATTCAGGATCAAATTAATGCAATTAGAAAAAGATCTGATGTTGTTAAGAATTTAATCAAAAGAGGCGCCGCTGTTCAATCTTATACCTTACAAAATGATGGTGGTTATTTAGGTACTTTTGGTACAGATGTAGTGACTCCAGTAGCACTAACTGATTATTGGATGTTCCTATCCGGAGTCTTAATTAGTTCTGACTTACCAGATACTGCTGTTGGAAATAATACCGATAAAA